GCGCCGAGACGCTCGACATCTCCCCGACCGAGACCTTCACCGCCGCCGAGTTCAACTACAAGCAACTCGCCGGCAACGTGACGATCACCGGCCTCGAGGAGATCCAGAACTCCGGCAAGGAGGCCGTCCACAACCTCCTGAAGTCGCGGATCCGCAACCTCGAGAAGTCGATGAAGAACACCATCGCCACGGCGCTCTATGCCAACGGCACGGGTTCTTCGTCGAAGGAGGTCGGCGGGCTGCAGCTACTGGTCGCCGACGTTCCGACCAACACCGTCGGCGGCATCAGCGCCAACACCTATCCGTGGTGGAAGAACTACGTCTATGACTTTTCCGACAACACGGAGACGGCGTCGACGGATTCGATCCAGCACGCGATGAACCTGTCCTGGATCAACACCGTGCGCGGTTCCGACCAGGCCGATATCATCACCGCCGACGCCAATTACTATCTGCTCTATCTGGAGTCGCTGACGCCCAACCAGCGTTTCACCGACGACAAGGGCGCCGGCGTCGGCTTCACCAACCTGGTGTACCAGGCCAAGGTGCCGGTCATCTATGACGACCAGTGCCCGGCCAACCACATGTACTTCCTGAACACCGACTACCTGTTCCTTCGCCCCGCGAAGGGCCGGGAGTTCGTGCCGCTCGGCGAGAAGTCGAGCGTCAACCAGGACGCGCTGGTGATGCCGGTGGTGTGGGCCGGCAACATGACCACCTCGAACCGCAGCCTCCAGGCTGTGATCTGCGCATAAGGAGGACCGACACATGCCGAACACTCACTATGCGATTTCGGGGCTGGTCAACGTCAAGCTCGGCGACACCCACGCCGCGGCGCAATACGCACCCGGCACCAGCGTGAAGGGCAACAACGCGTCGGAGTGGCTCTACGTGGTCGCCGGCGGCACCATCGCCCAGTATGCCTGCGTGGCGGTTGAGTTCGCGGGCACGGCGTCGCCCGTCACCCACGCACTGGCGCGCGCCGGCAACACCATCGGCGTGGCGCAGAATGCGATTGCCTCCGGCGAATACGGCTGGGTCGCGATCAATGGCCATTCGTTGCGGGTGAACACGCTCGCGGCGGAGGGCGTCGGCGTTACGCTCTACACGACAGACACCGCCGGCGCGCTCGCCGATGCTACGGCATCGGGCTCGGCGGCGACGGTCTTTGGGCTGACGCTGGTGGCGACCGCGTCCGGCGCGACGGCGTCGAACGCCGCGTGCATCATGCAGAACCCGGTGGTGCGCAAGACCATCGTGGATGCGTAAGCACTGACAGCCGATCGGGCGGCGACGTCCGATCGGTACTGCATTCACTCAGGGCGGCCGGCAACAGCCGCCCATTTTTCTTGAGGAGCTACTCGTGGCGAACGTTACGAACGAATTGCTAGTGCAGACCATGATGCAACCGCAGCCTGATTCCGAACGGAACAGAGTCCAACCCGGCAGGCTTGCAAAAGCACTGGCCCGCGGCGTTGAGGGATTTCGACAAGGCTTTGGTGATCAGGAGTATGGAATGTCGCGAGAATTCCGGGCGCGATACCCTGGCTTAGCGCCGTGGCAGGTGGTTGTCGGCCCGGCGGATGTGTTTATGCGCGCCACATCGGGAGTTCTTGGGGGTGCGAGCGGCGCAATTGCCGGCGGTGCCGAAGCCATGGGCATGAGCGAAGCGGACGCGAATAGGCTCCAGCGCGACCTGAACATTTTTGGAATTGTGTCGGGGGCGGTGGTGCCGACACCGACAATGCCGCTTCGACCCGCTGCTGCGCGGCGAGGACAAGTTCCGCATCAAGCTTCCCTCGCTGGCCGGTCAGAAGGAAGTCTGCCCTCCGAAGGCACGCTCGCGGGTCGTGCGCCGGTCCTTGATCGACAGCCTCCGCCTGGCCTCGGCGCCCAAGCCACTCGGGGCGTTAGCAGCGATCTGCCCTCGATGTATCCTCCACCGCCGAAGCCGCCGCGTGCGCTGACCGACGATTATCGCAACGGTATCCCAGCAGATAGTTTAGGCAGGTTGACTCGTACAATCGACGGAGACCCTCTCGTTGCCGAAAACGTGGCTGGGTGGACGAAAGTGGGAGAGCCCCAAAGAGGCCTGTCGCAGGAGCAGGTGCTGACGATGATGGAGAAGCTGTTGGGGAAACCGCCTGAATACAAGCGGGCGAGTGAAATGGGAAACTACGTGGCCAAGACAGAATACCATCCGACCACGGGCATGCCTACAAGAGTGGTGATCAGCGAAGGCGTCGAGCCGGACGCTCTTCGCAATATCCAGCGTCATGAGGCCTCACACGTCATTGAGCAGACCGCGGGATTGATCTCGAGGGATGGCCTCACAAAGGAGCTTAACTCTCTTTACGGCAGCCTGAACAATCCGAAGCGAGACGGCCTCGATGCCTATCCGGGTGACGTTTACACTCCATGGCATCGCAAGTATCGACCCGAGGAGGTTGACCGCGAGTACATCGCCGAGGCAATTCGAGCCTACCTGACCGATCCGAACTATATCAAAACGGTGGCCCCGAATGTAGCGGCAGCGATTCGTCGCGCGGTAAATAGCAATCCACTCACGGCGCCGTACATTCAGTTCAACAGCCTCCCATTTCCTAAATATGCAGGTCTTGAGCGGCCCTCTGACCAACCGCCGTCCACGAGTTCCTAACAGACGACCGCGAGCGCGCGGGCGCTCCTGGAAGTTCCATCAACCATAGATATGTTGTAATGTTCTCCGAATAGCTCTCCCTGACCGCCGGGGTGGAGGACAAAATGCAAAATGGCGTCACTCACTTACCGTACGGTATCTGTGTCAAGTCCAGCGTCGAGCTCGCGTGGGACGAAACCATATGGCTCGATTGGGATGAAGAGATCGGCTGGTATGATCCCTACGCAGGGCGAGCCGAAGATCTATATTGGAATCCGGAATCAGGCTGGTTCGATCCTTTGGCGTCGTTCAAAGAGTATCAGTTGACAATGGCGCGGCTTGAGGCCCGAGAACCAAAACTCACGCCATGGGGGTGGCTTCGTTCGCAGGTGTATTTCCTTAAAGAAGATTTCTTGATGTGGATGAGAAATACGACCTATCACGGACGACAGCGGGATTTGGAGTTTCGCCGTGAGAACCGCAGGGCGCAATTGCATGCGTATTTTCGAGCCTTCACGGGGCGTCTGAGTAAGATTTTGTGGCGACGGCCCATGACCTAAACAAAAATTATCATCGACCGCACTGAGCAAGGTCAAGGCGCACGCCTGTGCCGTTACGTTGTTATGGCAGCGAAGATCGCGCAGAACACGGTCAGCACCAAGATGCCGCCGGTGACCATCTGCCAATCGCGCTTTACCACTGCGAGGCCATAGGTCCAACTCATGTGCGGCACGCTGGAAAGGAAACCTACAAAAACGACCACCTGCATCAGAATAAATATGATGGCGATCAACCCCAGGGGCCCACCCACCAGAACACCGAATGCCGGACCGCCACGCGCGCTGTCAATTCCCATGACCGCATAGCAAACGACGAGCGCGGTCACGTAAAGAGTGACACCCGCGATGAAGAGCAGGTTGCCTAGTCTGGCTTCGGTCCCTGCTCGGTGAGCCTCGTGGGCTTGCGACATCGATAAACTCTCCAGCCTGGGATCTGAGCCCCCGACCCATCGAAACTTACCTGATTTGGGCGGGGCGTTGAAGCGTCAACAGCGCTCATCCTGGCAATCTGACTGGCTGACAAAGCACGCAATCAGCCTCCCGCAATCGCAACAGGCTTGACCTCATGACAATCAAACCCATGGACGTGTGGATCGGATTCGATCCACGCGAGACGGCTGCATTCATGGTGGCGCGCGAGAGCGTCCGCCAATTCGATCGCAGCATTCCGGTCGCGGCCGTGCGATTGCGGCAGCTCCAGGAGGCGGGGCTCTACACGCGGCCGACGTCGCGCCGGCTCGGCAAACTGTGGGACGAAATCTCCGGCGCGCACATGGCGACGGAATTCGCGATCACGCGCTTCCTGGTGCCGGAGTTGGTCAGGCGGCAGGGCGACGCGGTGCGCGGCTGGGCGCTGTTCATGGATTGCGACGTGCTGCTGCGCACGAACCTCTATGAGCTCAAGGCGCTCCTCGACGATTCGAAGGCCGTAATGTGCGTCAAGCACGACCATCGCCCGTCGTTCAACGTGAAGATGGACGGCCAGGAGCAGACGTCTTATCCGCGCAAGAACTGGTCGTCGGTGATGGCTTTCAATGTCGATCATCCCGCCAACGACGCGCTGACGGCCGACCTGGTCAATGCGCTGCCGGGGCGAGATCTGCATCGCTTCTGCTGGCTTGCCGACGACGAGATCGGCGCGTTGCCGCCCGAGTGGAATCATCTCGTCGGACACAGCGATGACGGGGACGATCCGAAGATCGTGCACTTCACCGACGGCGGTCCGTGGTTCGAGGCGTTTCGTAACGTGCCCTATGCCGATGAATGGTTCGCGGTGCTGGACCGGATGGTGGCCTGATGCTGATTTCGCCCGACTACCTGGCTTTGCAGCAAGCGCTGCATGCCGATGGCCGCTACGGGATCAGCAGCGGCCGCTGGGTCGACATGGTCCGTGGCTTGAAGGAGCGTGAGCAGTGCTCGGACATCCTTGACTACGGTTGTGGGCAAGGACAGCTCAAGGCGGCGTTGGGTGACGGGGTGCGGGAATACGATCCGGCGATTGCTGGGAAGGATGCTGATCCTGAGCCTGCCGATCTCGTCGTGTGCACCGATGTGCTCGAGCACATCGAGCCCGATTGCCTCGACGACGTGCTGCTGCATCTGCGCACGACGGTAAAGAAACGGCTGTTGTTCGCGATTTCGCTGCGCCCGGCCGGCAAGACACTGGCCGATGGTCGCAACGCGCATCTGATCGTCGAGAGCGCTGAATGGTGGCTTGAACGGCTGGCACCGTATTTTCGCGTGCTTGAGACGATCGAGACCAGTCGTCGTGAGCTCGCCGGCATCGCCAGACCGGTCAGCGTCGTCGGAGCGATCAAGTCGGTCGGGGTGATGAAGGACGAGCGCAACGATCACACGCGCCAAAATGTGCTCAAGACGCCGAAGCGGATCCCGGACCAGCCGGTGGCGCCGCACGACCTCGTGGCGCTGATCGCCTGCTACGGGCCGTCGTTGCGCGCGACCTGGCCGTCGTTGCCGCAACAAAGGAAGAAGCTCAACGCGACGCTGGTCTCGGTGTCGGGTGCGCATGATTTCCTGCGCAAGCACGCCGTCGTGCCCGACCTGCATGTCGAATGCGATCCGCGGCCGCACAAGGCCAGGATGATGCGCAAGCTGAGCCGCAAGACCGCGTACATGATGGCTTCCTGCTGCCATCCGGACGTGATCGACCCGCTTGCCGGCTATGATCTCACACTTTGGCATCTCTACAACGGGCCGGAAAGTTTTGAGGTCCGCGACATCAAGAGCGAGGAAGGCTGCGCGATGATCCCCGGCGGCGGCTCGGTCGGGCTGCGCACCATCACGCTGCTCTATTTTCTCGGCTACCGAAATTTCATCGTGCACGGCATGGACTGTTCGTTCGAAGATACACCAGCGCGTTCACGCGCGTCTTCAACGTATAATGCCCAGCATGCCGGCGCGCACAGCGGCAAAGTCCAGAACACCATCGAGGTCAATCCGGCTTGCAAGGTCGGTGACGAAACGATGCGCTCCGACAAGTGGTTCAAGACCTCTCCGGTCCTGGTGAGTTACGCCAACCACATGCTGAAGGATCTGCGCATCGGCCGCTATCCGGCCTGCAATTTCTATTGGTACGGCGACGGACTGTTCCAGGAAATGCTGCGGCTGCAGAACCTGCAGATGCGGGCGCTCGATGCCGATGCGCAGGCGAGGGGGATCGACCAGGTTTACCGCGAGCCAGCGGACTATTTCAGCATGAACGAGCGCGACACGAACAGCTCTGAGGAGAACGCTGCATGACACTCACCGACATCACGCTACCCGAGGTCCGGGTTTACACCCAGTCCGCCAAGTTCTTCCGCCGCGGCGATCAGGACTTTATCGAGATTTCCTTCATCGGCGCCAAGGACACCCTGGTCGAGAAGGTTGCGCCGGTACACATGGCGCAGTTCCGCAACGAATGGGACGCCTACTGCGACGGCCGTCCGATGCAGCGCCGGGACGGAATCACCCTGACCGAGCTGCCCGGCCTCGATGAGGAGAAGGCCGCGAGCTACATCGCGCGCAACGTCCACACGCTGGAGGAGCTGGCGGCGCTGAGCGACGCGCAATGCCAGGGCATCGGCCACGGCACGCTCACGGACCGTCAGGGTGCGCGCAAGCTCGTAATGCAACGCCAGCTCGAGCGCCGCGACCGGATGCAACGCGCCGTGCACGAGGCGACCGCCGCCATCGGGCCGAAGCCGGCCGAGCAATATGCGCCGCGTGCCGATATCGAGGCCGTCAAGGGCGAGCTCGCGGAGCTGAGGCAGGGCATCGCTGATCTTGCGGCGGTTGTCGGCACGAACACCGGACGGAGCGGAAGGTCGAAGGCGGCCGCGGCCAAACGGAAGGGGGCTGTCTGATGGCGCTCTCCACGCTTCTTGAGATAGGCAACCGGGCGGCCGACGAGCTCTCGCTCGCCCACCAGTCGGCCTATATTGGCAGTATCGTGCCGGATGCACGCACGATGCTGGCCTGCGCCAACGCCGCGGGGCGCGACTTGATGCGAGCGCACGAGTGGGGCGCGCTCCAGACCCTTGGCATCGTCACGACCGCGAACGGCGTCGCGAGCTATCCACTCGCGGCCGATTTCGACCGGATGATCGCGGATACGGGGTGGGATCGCAGCAACGACTGGATGATGGTCGGGCCCGACACGCCGCAAATCAATCGCTACCTCAACGAAAGCGGTGTGGCGCAGACCGGCGCGCGCAAACGCTTCCGGCTGCAGGGGTCGAGCATCGTGATCTTCCCGACGCCGGCCGCGATCGAGACGCTGGTCTACGAATATGTCTCGAACAAATGGGCACGCTCGAGCATCGCGGTCGCGCAGGCGGAATTTGCCGCCGACACTGACACTACCGTGTTCGATCCGGATCTGATGCGCGCCGAGATGAAGTGGCGCTACCTCGCCGCCAAGGGCATGGCGTTCGACGATGCCCGCGCCGACGCGATGGCGATCCGCGAAAGCCGGATTGCCGCCGATCTCGGCGGCGCCAGGATGTCGATGGCGCCGGCGCCGGGGTCGCAGTTCATCGAGCTCGACAATCTTCCCGACAACTCCTGGTCACTCTGACATGTCCGCACGGATGACAGCGCGCCCGCGCCGGCGGGCGCCGTTCAATATCGCCTCGATCCCGCCGCCGGTCGGCGGCTGGAACCGGCGCGACGCCATCCCAATGATGGATGAACGCGACGCTATCCGCCTCGACAATTGGATTCCGGATACCAACTCAGTCCACCTGCGGGCCGGCTATACGACACATGCGCCGATCGCGGCAACCGCGACCGCGGTCGAGACGCTGATCCAATACGTTCCGCCGAATACCGCGAACGCCAAGCTGTTCGCCGCTATTCCTTCCGCGCTCTATAACGTCACCGCGGCGGCGACCGCGTCGTCGACCGCAGTTGCGATCAGCGGGCTTGCGAACGGTCGCTGGCAATACGATCAGATGACCAACACCGCCGGCACGTTCCTGATGATGGCGAACGGGACCGACGCGCCTCGTCTTTACGATGGCACGACGTGGACGACCGCGAGTGTCACCGCGTCGGGCCTCACGACCACCAACATCGTCGCCGTGCACAATCACATGAACCGGCTCTGGCTGGTCGAGGAGAACCAGCTCCACGTTTGGTACCTGTCGACCAGTGCGATTGCCGGGGTGCCGACGAAATTCCTGCTTCCCTTCCGCAAGGGTGGGAAGTTGGTGGCGATGGGCTCGTGGACCCGCGACGGCGGTTCTGGCCCCGATGATTACGCGGTTTTCGTGTCGTCGCGTGGGGAATGCCTGATCTATGCCGGCACCGATCCCTCGAGCAGCACCACATCGGCGCTGGTCGGTGTCTACTCGATTCCCGAGGTCATCGGACGGCGCTGTCTCATCAGCGCCGGCGCGGATCTCGGCATCCTGACGTCACAAGGGTTGGTGCCGCTGTCGCAGATCCTCGGGATGACCACGGGCGCGTCATCGCGGGCGAGCTTCACCGACAAGATCAGCGGGCAGTTCCGTGATCAGTATCAGGCCAGCGGCACGGCGTTCGGGTGGCAATGCATCGAATATCCGAAGCAGAACCTGCTCATTATCAACGTGCCGATCTCTGAACGGAGCCTGCAGCATCAGTACGTGATGAACATCAACACCGGCGCCTGGTGCCGCTTCACCGGGATCAATGCTGGTTGCTGGTCGCTGCTCGGCGACAGTCTCTACTTCGGCGGCAATGATGGCGTCGTGCGTAAATTCGACTCCGGCCACCTCGACGGGTCAAGCAACATCACCGGGACGCTGCAATCGGCTTACGGCATCTTCGGCTCGGTTCAGACCAAGCGCTACACCATGGCGCGACCGCTGTTCCTGGCGCCGTCCGGCTACAATCCGCCGGTCACGATCCAAACCGACTACGACACGTCGGAGCCGGCCGTCAGCGTCGTGTCGGTGCAGACCGGCGGGACGCAGTGGAACGCCGCGCAATGGGACACGTTCCAGTGGGCCGGCGGCGCGGTGCCGTCGCTCGGGTGGCAAGGCGTGACGGGCGAGGGGCGAGCGGCCTCGATCGCGTTCGGCGTCTCCGCACAGGAGGAGCTTACGTACAACGGCGCGGATATCGGATTTGAGCGAGGGAATTATCTATGACGGCGGATTCGAATCGTTTTGCTGACGTGCTGATGGAACCGTTTGAGGCGGCCGCATTGCGACAACGGCGGGCGGCTCAGCGGCAGTTGCGCGGAGTCCTGCCATCCGAACCGGCTCGCCAGGAGACGTTAGGCGAAATCTGGAATAGCCCGACGCCGGGCAGTCTCTTCGACATCGCGCAAGGAATTGCGTCGGGATTCCGTGGTGCCGGCCGGGCATTGTCCGGCGGATATGCCGTTCAGCCCGAGACACCCGGCCAATGGTCGGAGCCCGATGAATTCCGCGCGCAGCATGCCAGGCGGCAAATGCAATCCGATGCGTCGGCGCTCGCAGGGGCGGTCACGCTCGGCTCGCTGCCGCGAGTGTTGGCGAGAGGCGCTATCGATCCAAATGCTCTCGGCGCGGGCTCGCCGCCGCGGCGACTGTCGATGGACGCAGAGTCGGTTGCGGCGCGTGCGGACGCGATGGATCGCGTCTTTACGGGACGATCCCATTTGGCGGCGGTCGAGAAAGCCGAAGCTGCTCTTGGCGTGCCGATCGACAGGCTCCCGCTGGCACCCTATCCGGACGGTTTTGTAACGACCTCCGGCCGCTATGTAAGCCGGCACGAGGCGGCCGAAATCGCGTCAGAAACCGGCCAATTGAGGAGACCGCCGGAAGCGCCCGGATATATGGGGCTTGCATCCGAGCACACGCGGATGGCTGGGACCCCTAACCCTGCTGCTTCCGGCGGACGTACTCGCAGAACCGAAAATATCGGTACATCAGCTCCTGACTTACCGGGCGGAGGGGGAGGGGTTTGGCTGCGACGGGAACCAGGGGACGGCACAACCGCTCTATGGTCGCGCGCCGCGCGTCCTGCGCAAGTTGATGTTCAGGGGGCGACGGTTCCGGAGATTCATTCGACATTGGCTGCTGCCTGGGAGCATGGGCATGATGCCGTTTGGCTGAAAAACTATACGCCACCTGGGGGCGCAAGCGAAACGGTTTTGGTTGTTCGGGACGCTGCGCAACTACGTGATCCAAAAGCAAGATTCGACCCGGCGAAGATCAACAGCCGCAATGTGATGGCCACCGGCGCCGGCCTCGGGCTGTTCGCGCCCCTGACGTTCCCGCTGGCCAGAACGGAGCACCAATCCGAACCGCCGGCGCAATGAGCCCTCTCATCGTCGGCTCGATCCTCATCGGCGCCGACGTGCTGGTGGGCGAGATGGTGAAGTCGCGCATCCCACACATGCGCGGCCTAGATTGGGGGCCCTGCGCCACGCTGGGAGTCGTCCGGCGCGGCAAGCTGGTCGGCGGTGTTGTCTACCACTGCTATCGCGGCTTCGATGTCCAGATCAGCGGCGCTTTCGATCAGGTCGGATGGGCGCTGCCCGGGACGTTGCGGGCGCTATGCGCCTATCCGTTCCTAGAGCTGAAGGTGCAGCGCGTGAGCGTGCTCACCGGACGCAGGAACAAGACGGCACGAAAACTTCTGTGCGATCTCGGATTCAGATTCGTCGGTGTCGCCAAACGCGGCCTCGACGGAGTCCAGGACGCATTCATCTTCGAACTGCTGAGAGAAAACTGCAAATGGTTGAAGGATAGAGACAATGGGACAATCAGCACCACAAGCTCCTCCGCCGCCCGATCCATACAAGACTGCCGCGGCTGAGGGGCAATCGAACGTTCAGACCGCAATTGCCAATTCTGTCGTGGCCAACCCCAACACCTATGGCCCGACCGGCTCGACCACTTACGCGCGGAGTGGCGAGATGCAGACCGTCACGATGCCGGATGGATCGACCACGCAAGTCCCACGGTATAACCAGACCACAAGGCTCTCTGACGCTGAGCAGAGAATCTATGATCTGAATGCGCAGGCGCGAACAAATGTCGGCCAGATTGGGGTCGATCAAAGCGCTAGAATCGGAGAGCTTCTTGGCAGGCCGGTTGACCTTTCAGGGCTTGCGGTTGATCCGAACAGTTTCAACGAACAGCGCGCCCGCACAGAACAGTCGTTGCGCGATCGCATGGCGCCGCAGAATGCGCGCGATCTTGCGGCAGAGCAAGCGAGACTGACCAATCAAGGATTTATGCAGGGCACCGAGGCGTGGCGTGGTGCCATGGATGATTACAATCGTCGCATCAACGATCAGAACCTTGCGATTGTCGGCCAGGGATTGAGTGAGCAGCAGGGCATGTATGGAATGGCGAGCGATGCGTCATCCCGCGAAATGCAGCGCCGTATGCAGGAACGCAACCAGCCAATCAACGAGATCACGGCATTGATGAGCGGCAGCCAAGTCTCGATGCCGAATGCCCCGGGCTACAACGCCCCGACGATTGCCGGAACCGGCATCGGACAGAACATCTACAACACGGCCGCGCTGCAGCAGAAGCAATACGAACAGCAGGTCAGCCAATACAACCAGAATCTCGCCGGTATGTACGGGCTTGGCCAAGCTGCGATCGGTGGCGCCGCGCGATATTGGGGAGGAAAGTGACCATGACTGACTATTTCCCGAACGCGTACCGCAACAGGAATCCTTATTTCGAGGCCATGCTCAAAGAGGGGACGAATACATCTCCGATCGGTGCGCATTCGCAGGGGGCGTCTCGACTGGCCTTTGCGTTGCTCGCCGGCCTCGAACGCGGTCAGATGGACCGTGAGGCACGCGAGGCCCGTCAACGGATGCAACAGCCGCCGGCAATCGCGAATCCTCAGGCCGGCGCTGCTGGGACGTTGAAGAGCCCACCGCTCGGCGGTTCGCCCGGCGCGCCGACGGTGCCTGGAGCGCCCCCGCAGCAATCCGCACCGGGGGGAGTGCCCTATATTGCACCGCGGACCGAAGCGTCTTCCGGCTTCGAGTCTCGTTGGCCGCCGGAAGGAGCGTTCAGTTCGCACCCGGCTGATTGGTTCGGCCACGTCAAGCGACTGGGAGGGTGGGAATAGGTTCGGCTCTGGAGGGAGGAGCAAGCGCCCGGTGGGCATTGTAAGGAACGACCTCGATCCCACAGGGTCGGGCGCACGCCGGCATTTCTGTCAGTCCATCACCAGGAGATTTGACGAGTCGCATTCCGACGCCATAGTTCCGCCTCGGGTGAATTATCCCATTGTGCTGATGACAGCGGTCTATCCCCGGGGAAGTCACATGCTGGCGCAACGCGGTGGGATGAGCCGGAGAGCCTTTGCGGGCGGCTTGGGAACGCTTGTCGCAAGCCTGCCGAACGTTTGTCTTGCGCAGTCTTGGCCAACCACCGGCTATTGGGGTGTCTGGAAGCGAATTCCTTCGATCCTTGTTGTTTCAGATCCCAAAGATCCAAGGTTGCCGGCCGTATACGACGCTGTCGCTTTTTGGAATGCGATGTTCTCCAATCTTGGCAGCCCGTTTCGTCTTGGTTCCGTGAGCCACATAGCTGAAACGGTCCCACCACAGGACTCTCTCCGCAATTTCCACCGAGGCCTCGATCAGGTTCTGCAAATAGTCGGTTCGAACAATATGATCTTGCTCGACCACGTTCGTGACCTAAATGGAGATGTGGTCATTGCTCTGCTGAACGGGCCTACGTCGTTCTTCGCAGCGAGTGGCGGAAGTCGGAAAGTCCTGGTCGTGATACGGGACCATCGAACTTATTCATCCGATAAGTCGAATGAGCTTCTGGTCACGATCGCGCATGAGCTCGGCCATGTGATTGGATTGGATCACAACGATGATGAAACCGCGCTGATGTGCGGCAGCAATTGCATCGACACGTCCAAGCGTTTCTTGTCGCTTACGAAATACGAAAAGAACCGAATTCTTCACATGTACCCTGCGGGCTGGCGGGGCGACGCATCGCGCTAGAGAGTTACGGCATTCGCCGTTCAGGCAATCAATCTTTCACACGATTCTCGCAGGTCGATCTTTTTTCACCCCGGGCGGCTGGCGACAGCCGCCATTCTTATTGGAGATGTCATGACTGAAAACGTCACAAACATGCTGCTTGCACAATTGCTTCTGGCGCGGGATCCGCCGCCGCAGCGAACAGAGCAACCGCTGAATTTTGACAACAGGTGGTGGCCGGATGCTTTCGAATCGCAGCTCCCATATTGGCTTGGGCTCACTCGGACGCAGCCCCCGCCGCCACCGTTGTGGTTGGATCGCAGGAACATCGATCGGCCGTTTCGGCGAGGCTTCGAAGAGTTCGACGCGGAGTACCCAGGTCGACCGCTTCGGCGACCTTAGACGCTATGGTGATCCGCATACCACGCACCTAGTCGTCGAACACCGCAAATCAGGAAAATACGTAATGACTACGATCCCTCTATCCATGCGTGAAGGTCACGGCCAGACGCTGTCCGGTGGCGACGCGCCGCTTGCTGCGTCGCGCTCTGACGATGACGGCAAGCTCGACGAATTGATCGACAGCGTCACCGCGACGATCACGAGCCGCGACGCGTCCAATGGCGAGCGCGACGAGATATTGCTCGACGATTCTTCAGGCGACGAGAGCGACACTTGGCGCGACCTGAAGGCCAAGCTCGACGATCCCGAATCGGTGCACGAGCGCGGGCCCGACACTGGGCTCGACCGTGCGTTGAAGGTGGCGGTCGATCGCCACGCCAGCCAGGAGGCGGAGAGCGCCGACTTCCACCACTCGCGCCAATGGCGGGCCGAGCTCGAGCAGCGGTACGACGGACGTGTGGCGATCGGCGGCCTGCTTGACATGTTTGCGGATTGGCACGAGCGCCTCAAGGTGAATCCGCGCGCTGCCGCCGACGCGATCGCGTCCTCCTATCTCAAGCAGGCGCCTGACGCGGTTTCCCACGAGGTCCGGCGGCCGGGCAAGCCCGAAGGCGCGGCGCGCGCGGAGAGCGCGAATGCCGACCAAAAGCTGAATGGCATCCTCGATGCAGCGATCGACCGGCATCATGGCGAGGGCGACGGCGAACAGCGAACATTCGCTGCGAGCGCCCGGCATCGCGCGGCGCTCAAAGAGATGTTTCCCGGCATGTCCTACGCAGAGGCATGCCGCCGTGTCGTGAAGCTCGATGGCGATCTGCATCGCGATCCGCTGGCGACGGCTGGGCGCCTGGCGGCGACCTACGGCATGACGGTGACGCCGGCGCAGCAGGCCGTCGCCGAGCACCGGCAGGCGGCGGCGGGCGATGCACAGCAAATGGTCGCGTCCGCTGCGGAGCACATGCCAGAGCTGACGGAGATGGAGGACGAACTGGTTGAAGTGCTAGGCCGTCCCGACTTCGTGCATGGGCCGGACATGCAGAAAAACCTGCTACGTGCGCATCACGTGGTGCAAATGGCGCGCGACGCGCGACGGCGCGACCTTCATGTCACGCGACGGGCCCCGGCCCGTGACGATCTCGACGGCCAGATCGCGCAGGCGATGCAGGGCGCGTAAGTCGGGCAGCCTGGCCAGCTAATCTTGCAAAGGCGGCAACTCGCAACCCGTTCTCGAATCGGCGGGCTCGCGCTTGCGTGAGACGACGACAGATTCGACGACGGTTTCAACGACTCTAATTTGGAGGCACCCTTGGCATTCAACGGCTCAGGCGTCCACAATCGCGTCCACGACTGGACGCAGGATTTGACCAATACTATTCCCGTCACCGCATCCCGCATGGATGCGGAGCACGACGACATTTCGACGGCGCTCTCGTCGGTCATCTGCCGTGATGGGCAGAGCACGACGACGGCGCGGATTCCGTTTGGGGCCGGACTTTCGGCGGCTGCCGGCGCGACGTCGTCAGTCGCCTATGCTCAGACCAATGACCTGAACACGGGAATGTACTTTCCGGCAACGGATCAGTGGGGCTTGGTTGCCGGTGGCACGGCGGTTGCGGTAGGCACGGCATCTGGTGTTGCTGTAACTGGAGCGTTCAGCACGACCGGCGCTGTAACGCTCTCGGATGCTCTAGCACTAACTGGCAACTTGGCGATCAATACCAACAAATTCACGGTGACGGCGGCTAGCGGCAACACGGCGATTGCTGGCACGCTTGGTGTCACGGGTGATGTCGCGGTCAATACCAACAAATTCACCATTGCGGCCTCGTCGGGGAATACGGCAGTCGCGGGAACGTTTGGCGTAACCGGAGCTTCGACATTCGGTGCGGCTGTCACGGTTTCGGCCGGCGGTGCGGCTATCATCGGCAGCTCATCGGTCACTGGCTCGCTCACGGTATCGAGTAACTTTACTGTCTCCGGCGGAACCGTCTCGCTTCCTGTCGCAACTGTTGCAGACGCCGCCTTGGCCACGCCAGGATGCATGAAATTGATTTTGTCGCAGACAGCTTCCGGCTCAGCGACGATCGACTTCAATCAAACCAACGCTGCAGCTGCGTTCAACGGCACCTATAAACGATTGATGGTCGTCATATCGAGCATTAAGCCAGCGACAAACGACGTTGAGCTGTGGTTCCGCGTCGGTACTGGGGCGGGCCCTACGTACCAGACAACGGGATATTCCTATGCCAATGATGCGAGCATACCTGGTGCGGCCGGCAATCCGACGGGGGCAAGTGCTTCTAGAATTATCGTCGCTGGTGATGGAGCTTCTAACAGAGCAATTGGTAACGGGACTGGAGAAAAGTACTGCGGCACGCTCTGGTTCGACGCCCCGGAGCTGTCCGATATCATGCCGGTCTGGTACGAGGGCGGCTACATGAGCGCTGATACCCAGTGGTATCAATACAATGGCTCTGGCGCGTATACCACTGCTGGTGCGATCACCGCAATTCGCTTCATGATGGAGTCGGGAAACATCGCTTCCGGGACGTTCGCGCTTTATGGGATAAAGAATTCCTAGTCAGTAGGAACGATCAAGTAGTTGTGGCCCATGATCTGTTTCTTGATCTTGTATCCAAGGCTGGAGATGACTTCTTCATAGTCTCTGAAAGACGTTCCGAATTGGGCCTGTAGCTGTTGCTCGAACTCGAACAGAACGGGGCTTCGATTGCCTTTGATTGTTTGCGCCGCCCCATTGATTGCATTCAGATCGCTTCCCTGAATGTCGATCTTTATGAAGCTAACGTTGCCGATGCCTAAGTCGTCGATCGCGGTTGAAATAACCGCGCGCCCTTCGGATGCTCTTGGGTCGATGCCATAGGCGCCGAAGCAAGCGATGTTCTCAGGCACCGGATAGATAAGCGTCTTGCCGCTCTCGGACCAAACTGCAGATTCGTGAACAATGATATTTCTGGCTTTGTTGGCCTCTACATTCATGCGCAACAAAGAGCAGACAAACGGATCGGCTTCGAACGCATGAACTTTGCCCTTTTGCCCAACCATCCGTGAGAATAGAACGGCCATTTGGCCGAAGTTGGAGCCAACGTCCAGTACCGCCGTTCCTGGTCTGATGTGTTTGGCGGACTCTTTCACAACCTCTCTCTCAAAGATGCGTCCTCGCCGCATCGTTATTGCAATCAGGTCGTCGATGAGAGGAAGCCACCAGTTACCCGTTGTTGTCTTGAAATAGCCAATCTCGTGACCCTGTACGACCTTGGTTTCGGTCGGCGCGACTGGCTTGCGCCTTGGAAGACCCAGAAATCTGCTCAACCTGCTCATGATATGCCAATGCCCTTCACCGGTGACACCTTTACCCACCTTTTCGACTGGGAGAAAGACCCTCAGCGCCAAGAAAAGATCGTCAACGCAGGTCTTGAAGCTGAATTTGACGGAATCGATACGGCACTTTCAACGCTCAAAGTAGTCGGCCATGGCGTCGGTCCTGTCAGCGTCGCGGATTGCCGCTCCGTGCTGTTCGGGGGCGGCAGGACGCGTCGGGAGCGGTGGTCAACTTCAACAATGGCGACGTGACATCACGCGTTCGGCTTATCGCTCGCAGCGACGCTGTGGATCCCCACCGTTACCACTTCATAATTCTATCGAACGAATGAACTATCTGAACGATCGCAGCCGTCTTCCAATCGATTTGATAGTGCATTTGGTCGCGCGCCACTTCGGGATACCAAGCGCGCTTGCGGAAAGTTTTGGGTTGTTGAAGCGGTAGCCGCCGTGAAGTCCGACATTCCGCTCAAATAAGTAATTGGCGTCCTTGTTCGTTACGGCTGAATACCAGTCGGCCCAGCCTTGGGCTGCTGTGATGGTTGGTAACTCTGCTTGCGCGCCCGCGTCGTTGGCGAGAAAGAAAGCGTTGCCGCCGAAATAGCAGACCAGCCGATATCCGAGTTCGTTGCCGCGCCGAACAAAAGCGGCGAGCGGTTGCCCCACATTGCGCCTCGCCGTCTTGGCAGGGAGCAATTCGGTTCGGTCAGGTCCATGCTCTGGTTGTACTTCAACGACCACGAGGCGTGGTCGGTGATCCAGGTCATCCAGCGCCGAGAAGTGATCGAAATCCAGCCCGTCAATATCGATTGAGAGAAGGTCTAGCCGTCGTTTCGCAAGTCCGGTGGATTTTAGGATGTCCGCGAGATTGTTGCACTTCGTGCCCACTGCAGCGTTTACGCAAACGACCTGTTCGTTAGACAGATAGGTCCGCCGAAGTTGCTGGAATCGTTCAGGGCAGGCTTCAATCAGCAGCGCGCTCCAACCATCGAGGATAAGTGAGCGGGTGTTCGATAGGTGTAGCCCATCCCATGCGCCAAATTCGCAACAGAACCTTTCGCTGGCGCCGATGACATCGAAAACCCTTTGAATGATGCCGTCTTCGCCACTCTGCGAGAAATGTTTCTGCTGGTAGTCGACTAACCGCTGCATTCTGGAGAGCTCGCCCAATGCCTTTCACAGGCGACACCTTTACTCATCTTTTCGATTGGGAGAAAGACCCCCAGCGCCAGGAAAAGATCGTCAATGCAAGATTGGAGGCTGAGTTCGACGGATACGATACTGCACTATCGGCACTCCAATTCGACACCCGCGAGAGGCTAAACGCAAACCGGACCTACTACGTAAGGACGGACGGTAGCGACAGCAATACAGGATTGGTGGACAGCGCGGGTGGGGCGTTTCTGACGATCCAGAAGGCAATTGACGTTGCAGCCGCTCTTGACATCACGATCTTCAACGTGACGATTCAGGTCCGCAACGGGACCTACACGGGCGCTGTCACGCTCAAAGACCCGGTCGGTGCTGGCACCGTCACGATCACGGGCGACACGACCACGCCTAACAACGTGGTCATCAGCACGACCTCGGCGACGGCGTTCACGGTCAACAAGACTCAGCGCGTCAACGTGACAGGTGTGAAGGTCACGACGGCCACCTCGGGCTTCGGCTTCTTGGTGTTTAACGGGGCCAAGCTGTCGCTGACGCACATCGACTTCGGTGCTATCGCGACCGGCGGTGCGGGAATCTTCGCGACTGACGGCGGCACGCATGTCGTTCTTGGCGGCGCAAACTGTAAGTGGTCGGGAAATTGCGACCGCCTTCTCAGCCTCAACAACCAAACCAACTTCAACTTTAACGGCACGATCACGCTCCTCGCGAACGTTACGGTTGCTTCCGACACGATCGGCGTTAACGGCCTCTCGTTCGTGCAGTCGACCGGTACGTGGACATTGGGCGCGTTCACGGTGACGGGCACACGCTTCAACAACGTCAACAAATCGCTCATCCAAACCTTCGGCGCTGGGGCCTCCTACTTCCCCGGCACCGTTGCCGGCACAACGGACGCATCCAGCACATACGCATGAGGACGCGATGATCTTCGACCCGAAGCATTGGTATTGGTTTGTTGCTGGCGACGAGACGCGCGTGTTCTCGAGCCGGGCAGGGGACTACGTCCAACTGACCAACCCGGCCTATGTCGCGTGGCGGGCCGACGGTGGCGTGCCGACGCGCATCGTCAGCGAGGCCGAGCTTGGTGAGGTGTTATCGCCGCATCGTGTTCGCCCGAACGACGCGGCAGTACTCGAAGCTTATCTCGATACCCAGGCGGGCGAGGTGATCGACGCCTTCCAGTTCAAGATTCTCTTCCAGCACGAGAACCGCCTGCGCGCGTTGGAGCGCTGGGCGGGCCTCGACAACAAGCCCAACCTCACCCCCGCGCAGGCGCGCGCAGCCGTAAAGGTGATGCTTTGACCGAGCTAATTCGCAGCGCACTTAGGCGCGTCATTCGCTAGGCACTCGGCCCGACGACGACCGATGCGGCGACGCACGACCCGGCCGGCCTCGACGAAATCGCGCGCGGCTGATGGTTCAAATCCGAGAGGCAACGAGCAAGGACGACCTTGAAGCGGATCGATGATCTCGAACGCACGTGGCTGGCCCGCGATTAGGTCTGCCCCCGGTCTCGCCGTGCACGATCGACGCGAACTCTGACTCGCACCCTGACAGTTTTCCACAGAGCGTCGTGAGGCGCTCGCATCCAAACAAATTGACGAGGTGGGACATGGCCCGTATCGCCAAGGCCCTTGACGAATTGCGTGCGCAAATCAACGCGAAGTATCCCGGCCGCAGCAAGATATCAGACGGATGGATCGGTGATTCCGCTCACGCAGCACGGGCGTCGGATCACAATCCGAATTCCGTCGGAGTCGTGACCGGGCTTGACGTCACGCATGATCCGGCGCGCGGCTTCGACAGCTGGAAATTCGCGGACCTGCTGCGGATCAACAAAGATCCGCGCATCAAATACGTGATTTCGAACGGTCGGATATTCTCATCCGTGGTATCGCCCTGGATTTGGCGATCATATACCGGAGCGAACAAACACGCGCATCATGTCCACATTTCGGTGATGGGTGACGCCTCGCTCTACGATCTCGGGTCCGCGTGGAAGATCGACGATCCGATCGATTCATCCGCCGTCACATCAAGGCCAATCGAAACCAGACCCATGGGCATCACGCCCGACATGCGCCGGAGGATGGCGAAGAAGATCATCCAGTTCGAGGGACGGATCGTAAACGGCAAGCTAGCCGTCTACAGCCCACCGGCCAATGACGGTGGCGGCGCGTTCGAGGTCGCCGGGATCAACGTCAACTACCACCCGGCGATGGCGACGCGGCTGCGCGACCTGATCACTGCAGGGAAGGCGGACCAAGCGGAGAATGAGGCCGCCGACTATCTGATCGACTACACCAAAGCCGCCGCCGGCTGGACGGAATACGCGGGTGTCGAGTTCTATCTGCGGGACTCGATCTTCAACCGCGGTCCGAAGGGCGCGGTGCGCATCTTACAAAGGTCGCTTGGTGTTCCCGATGATGGGGAGATCGGCCCGCGGACACGCGCCGCGATGGCGAAGCTGACCGCAGACGAACTGCTGACCAAGCTCCGCGCCGGCCGAGAGAATTATGAACGCGGGGTCGTCGGGTACCGCGCCAATTTCTGGAGGGGCCTGGTGAACCGCTGGGACAAGGCGCTGGTTGCCGCGCGTGAGTTCCAGAGAGAGCAGGGCGCGCTGCCGTTCAAGAAGACGGTCGGCACAGGCGCCGGTACCGCCGTCGTCGCCGTCACGTTCTGGGATTGGATCGTCGCGCATCCCGTGCTCTCGGCGATCCTCGCAGCAAGCGCTCTCACCATTCTCGTTCTCGGCATCCGTCAACTCAAAGCATCGCGCGAAAAGCCGCCGGCGCACCCCATTGCCCCGACCCCCGCAATCATCGAACAGGAGCATCCATGATCGCCACCGTCATCCTCGTCGTCCTGCTCTGCCTCGTGGCTTGGCAAATCTATGAAACCGTGAAGGCCTATGGCCGCGCGACGGGTTCAAGCTGGGAGCGCCTCAAGGCGGCTTTCCAGGATTCTGCGACGATCGCATGGGCGCGCCTGAATGCCATGAGCGCTGTCGTTGTGGCCGCGTTGGCGGAAATCTCGGCATGGTTCGGGGCGCCGGGCGTCCAGCAGGCCATCGAGCCCTATCTGGGGCCGCGCTACATGCTGGCCTATTTGCTGGTCGTTCTTGTCGGCGCCGAAGTCGCGCGCCGCCGCAGCCTGTCGGCCTGACGACATGATCTCGATCATCACGGGTCTTCTGGGACTTGCCGATCCGATCTCGCGGATTGGCAAGTCGATCGCAGATGCCCGCATCGCGGCCATGCAGGCCTCGACCGACAAGGAGAAGATCGAGCAGGAAGAGCGGGTCAGAGCGCTCGAGGCGCGTCGCGGCGTCATGGAGCGCGAGGCCGACGGCAAAATCAATCAGATCATCCGCGCGCTGCTCGCCGTTCCGGTCATCGTGTTCCTCTGGAAGGTGATCATCTGGGACAAGGTGCTGGCGCTCGGTACGACCGACGATCTGTCCGAGAACCTTTGGTACGTCACCATGATGGTACTCGGCTTCTATTACATCCATTGGACGGTCGGGAGGTTGAAGCGATGACGCCAGAAGAAATCGATTCGATCGCCACCACCGCGGCGGAACGGGCGGTCAAATCCACGCTGCTCTCGCTCGGCATCAATATCGAAACGCCGGCGGAGATCGTCGAGGCGCAGCTCGACTTCCGGCACCTGCGGGCCTGGCGCGAGAGTACCGAAGCCGTGAAGCGAAAGGCGCTGCTGACGGCGGTCACCGTCGTGGTGACCGGCGCACTCGGTTATCTGGTGCTGGCCTTCCGCGGCGGTGCAAATTGAAAGCGCAGAAGATGAGCGTTCCCGTTGACGACCTCCCGCCGGCTGTCCGTGTCGGCCCGCACGACATCCGCTTCGCGACCCTCGGGACCGCCGATGCGCGCAAGAACTATGGAACGTTCATCCCCGCCGAGCAGGAGATCCAGCTCCAGCAGGCGTATTCCTCCGGTTCGATGGCGGCCGAGACCGTGCTGCACGAGCTCATGCATGCGGTCTTCGCCGTCGGGGCGGTGCAGGTGAAGCTGGGCGAGGAGCACATCGTGTCCGT